TATGGATCAGGTAGATAGAGCTCGTAAAGCAGGACTATAATGCTCAGAGGTAGAGATTTAATTATGTTGTTTGATCGGTTTGTTGGACCGAAAAAAGGTAGTGGTGTCGCACAGGACGCTAGAGTTCAAATTCGTACACCAGATGGTAGACATTATGATGTAATGGGTGTAGACCTCGTGGAAAATAAAATTTTGGGCGCTCGTGAAACACATCGAATTGTAATCCGAACACATGAAGAAGTTGCTCCAATGGGCAAACCAAAACTGATTGTTTAACTACATCTGTTACCTTAAAAAAATTTATGGGACCAGAGAAAAAATTGTGGCATGAGCTTAAGAGAAATACACCTCAGATTAAATGGACAAGGCTGGAAAATACTAGCTTACTTGGTACTCCTGATCTATTGGGCTACAATAGTTCTGGCAAGTTTTTCACTGTTGAATTGAAGGTTACAAAGAGTAACAAAGTTAGATTTTCTCCTCATCAAATTTCCTTTCATGTTCGTCATCCGATGAACACTTTCATCCTAGTAAAGTCGCTCGGTCAGAGCGACCTAAAACTTTTTGAAGGCAAAAAAATCATGGAGCTTGTCGCTTGTGGCTATACGCTTGAGGCTTGTAGCTTGGGGCTTGAGGCTATTCTCAAGACGCTTGAGGCTTGAAGCTTGCAGCTTGGGGCTTGTGGCTTGTTGAATCTATAATATTTCACTCCGGTTCTCATCTCTTCACCTTCAGGAGGCGCAGCAGTTTGCAGATCTTGCAAAAGCAGGCCCGGTGGTAGCTATAATATTTAATGTTTAGGATAAGTGACATTGGATACCTTCCTGTCCCAACACGCTCTGCAGTCCCGGCATTGGTTGCCTTGGTCCTGAGCTGGGCACGTCTTGCCTTCAGTCGACACCGTACTCGTCCAGGGCCAGAATTTCACTGGTCCCTGGTCGATCATATGCGAGGACATACGAATAATTAAATTTTTTGGAATGACGTCTGGATCCATGAGCTTCAGCAGCTGTGCCTCGCGCGTTGGCATCCAGTGCCAGGTCTCCGGCGTGGCTTTACAGACTTCAAATATATTCTTGAGATGCGTGACTGATTGCAGGTCGCCTGAATCGTGCCATCTAAAAAATTTTTCTCCTTTGATTAAAATCGTCATGGCCATAACCCAGTCAGGGTGCTTGAGGCTTTCGAGCCTTCGCGCGAGTGCCATTCTAACATTGCTGAATCGATACCGGCCCTTCAGGGCGTAACAGCCCGCGCAAACTGATCCTGGAATTTTAACAAGCTTGGCGCCTGTAATACAATTGACAGCCGGCAGGTTATAGGCTGGTCCAGGCATTTTGCTTGGTGCTGATAGTCCTCCGGTGATTTGTCTTGCTTCTTTCTTTAACATAATTTTATTTTACTTCTTAAATGTGGCTGAAGCTTGTCGCTTGCGGCTTGAGGCTTTAACCTGACCCGCTGCGATGATTCGCGTGATGCTTGTGGCTTGCAGCTTTATATCAGGGCCAAACCGGCGCCAAGATCTAGACATACTATTCAACTCGAGAAGCAGTGTAGACCACTGTCCCGGGCTGATGTTTGATACTTGTATTTTAATTTCTTTCATAATTTCTTATACCGTCTAATTGTGTCAAGCTTGAGGCTTGAGGCTTTTGCTTTAGAATGATTGTAATGTCTCGCAAGCGAGGATTTCAGTATGCATCCCTACTATCCTGTTCCCAGCGGGGACCACGACTTGTGATATAGCCCAGAAATGTCCAGGCGACCTATATTACAATCATTCTAAATTGGCCAAGACTAGTGGGTGATCTCACGAGCTTGCGTACCGGTACCAGAAGCCTTGACCCCAGATCCAATCGTGTTTTTTCCAGACAATTAAATGTCATCAATTGGATCAGGGCTCAAGTTTTATTTATTATTCCTCTTTCTCCACTGCTCTTCTTTCCATAATCTATTTTGAAAGTCTATGGCTTCATTAGTGCCACTAATTCCAAGATAGGCTAACAGTATAAATACAATTGGAATTCCAATTATTATTACTCGCAGTTCAATGGGAGAAGCCCAAAAGATCTCAAATATCTCTACCATAACCACACTATAATAAGTATAGAAACAGCTATCAATCCTAAATTACAAAACCAGAGCCATTTTGGCCATGGACTAAATTCACCATCTAGGACATTCACAATATATTTCCACATATTTCCTTTCTAACCACAATCTATGCAAGCCCCAATTACCATTGATGACCATTCATCTGGTTTTGGCATACAACCACAAATTGTGCATTCTGTATAAATCATATAATATCTTATATAATACACTTGACTAATGATGTCAAGTAGTTTATAAATCTTTTTATGCAAACAACAAACAGAAAGAGGAATATATGAGTAGAATAAGACTTAATCAAGAGTACAGAAATAAAATCGCAAATCGTATGCGAGTACATCTTGAAGCCGAGAACACGCAAGAGAAAGAGAAGTTTATGCAATTAAGGGAAACCTTTTTGGATAAGCAAAATGCTACATGGGATTTAGCAAAACAATGCGTGGAAAGACAATATCCCAAAAAAGATGTGGACATGGCACATTATCTTCAAAACAAATATCCTAATGTAAATACTATCGCAAAAGATAGTTGCTTTCATTTTGGTTATATGGCGAAGAAAGGTGGAGTAGCTGAAGAAGAAAATGGAACAAGATATGATGCAGAACATGACGAGCAAGATGATAAGTACATTACAAAGCATTTTGACTTTCGTTTAAATGGAGATGTTGATGGTGTTGATCGTCAAGATGATATTGATAGTTATAGTCCATCATCAAGAGATTTTGCTTATGCTTATTTTAGAGATGAGTTAAAAGCGAAACAGGGTTGCAATCCAGATATTAATATTGAAATGGAGAGCAAATCATCAAATCCACACCAAACTAAATTCAATGACGCAAATGAGAAAGCACTTGGATTTTCTGGTGGCAAGGGAAATGAAATCTCCTACGCAAGAGATTGGAACAATGATTATGAGTTGGATTTAATTGGTCGTGAGTATTGTAGAGATCGTCAAATCCCTGTTGCAAAAGACGAGTTTCAAACTTTTGTAATCTGGCAACAAGCCAAAGGTCAATTAATCATGGCACATTATAAATGGATTAAATCTGTTTTAGACCAGATGAAAGAAATCAAAATGGGTTTAAAAGGATATAAATATTTAGATGAAGCGATTGAGTTATGTACTGAACTCGGCTTGTCGGTTAATGACGCAGAAATTATAAGAACTAATAGTACAGGTCTTGTAATTTACAATCCAAAAAATCTGGCGGACAGAATAAAAGGTATGAAGAATAAAAACATATCAAGAGAGGAGAAAATAGCGGCTAGGTTGAAATATAACCAAGAGCAACAAGCACAATAATAAGACTTGACAATGTATGGGATTTAACATATAATCCCATACATAACAACTAACAGAAAGAGGACATAATGAAAGACACACTAGATGAACTTATTATCAGCGCACAAATACTCGCTCTGGTACAAGCTAAAAATAAAATCCAAGAAAGAATAGAAGAACTAGAGAAAGAGAAAGAGAAAGAGGATAAAGATGAAATCCCCTTTTAATCAAAAGTTCGACATAGATGTCTATTTTACAATTAGATACTATGCAGAAAAACATGGCAAGACAATCACAAGACGAGCAAAGTGGACAAAGGATTGTCTTTATGGAACGCATAAAGTTCATAACTATCCATATATAAAATACTTTGACGTTGACGCAGATGGGATAAGATGTGCGTCTAAAACTTGGGAAATATTAACATGAAATACTGCCAAGGACCAAACTGCCATAAGTATAAAACCAAGGACCGCATACGCGGTCCTAAAGGCGCCAAGTATTATCAGACGAGAAGAAGATCTTCATTCTATTATATGAATGGCAATGTGTGTTCAATGCAATGTCAAGATGATTGGTTTAATAAGTTTGGCGAACTCGCTCTCAATCACTTCGGCAAAACAATTGAGCCTAAAAAAACTGATTGTGATAATGCTTGGTATAAAGATTATACTTGGCGACATGATGGACATCTTCATTACTTCATCAATGATTTACTTGGCGAACGCATACCAATCACAAGAGAACAATACAACAATACAAATTTAACTCGACCGAGTTAAGTCCTCAATAGTCACGCGCCTAGCGGCGCGTGGCTCGTTGCTTATTACTTTATTATTATACCGGTAGCGAGTTGATAGAGGTACCAAGTCCAATCCAAAAAAAGACATATCCATAGACATTAAAACCCTTAAATCAAAAAGGGGTCCCACTCCTTGCTACTAAGATCATTGATTTAGACAGTCAATGCTGTTAAATACTTTATGGGTCCCATAATATAAAAAATTATGCAAAAAAATTTATCATTAAAAGAAATTATAGAAAAAATAGAAAAGTTGCCTCCAGAGCTTAGACGGAAAGCCAAGAAGAAGCTTATTCAACTGAGCCGCAAGAAGACCTTGAATGAGATCCAAGGAGATTTTCTAACCTTTGTTAAACACATGTGGCCTGATTTTATAGAGGGGTCCCATCACAAAGTGATTGCAGAAAAATTTAATAAATTAGCAACCGGTGAAATAAAGAGACTCATTATTAACATGCCACCCCGGCATACAAAATCTGAATTTGCATCCTACCTTCTTCCTGCGTGGATGATTGGAAGGAATCCTAAATTAAAAATTATTCAAGCCACCCACACCGCTGAACTGGCGGTACGGTTTGGTCGTAAAGCTAAACACTTAATGGATACAGAAGAATATAAAAAAGTT